ATTTGGTGGTGGTAGGCAACCTACTAATGTAGATTTAACGACAATGGATAAGATTTCTTATTCAAATGATACTAGAACTACTCTTCCTTCTACTGGATCATTAAGTGCTGCTCGTAATTATTTAAGTGCAACAGGAAACTCAACAGCAGGATACTTTGGTGGTGGCGGCGCTTCTCCAAGATCAACAATGGATAAATTAATTTATTCATCAGAAACTACCGCTGCAGTTTCTGGTGCCGCATTAAGTGCTGCTCGTTATGGACTTGCTGCATCAAGTGCCAGAGCAAATTCACTTCCAGAATTACCTCTCCAGTCAGGACCTTCACTAAGATTTTCTGATGCAACTCCATCACCAAACACTGGATACTTTGGTGGTGGTGGGTTTCCTGCAAGATCAACAATGGATAAGGTTACTTATTCATCAGACACCACTGCAGCAGTTCCTGGAGCAGCATTAAGTATTGCTCGTTATCTTCTTGCCGCAACAGGATCTTCAACCGCAGGGTACTTTGGTGGTGGTGGGTTTCCTATAAGATCAACAATGGATAAGGTCACTTATTCAACAGACACCACAGCAGCAGTTCCTGGAGCAGCATTAAGTGTTGCTCGTAGTGGTCTTGCTGCAACAGGTAACTCAACATCAGGATACTTTGGTGGTGGTGGTGGTGGTGGTTCAAGATCAACAATGGATAAGGTCACTTATTCATCTGATACCACAGCAGCAGTTCCTGGTGCCGCATTAAGTGCGGCACGATATGGACTTTCTGCAACAGGAAACTCAACAGCAGGATACTTTGGTGGTGGTAGTGGTCCCAGATCAACAATGGATAAGGTCACTTATGCATCAGACACCACAGCAGCAGTTCCTGGTGCCGCATTAAGTGCAGCACGTTATGCTCTTGCTGCAACAGGATCCTCAACTGCCGGATACTTTGGTGGTGGCAATACTCCTGGACCAGTATTATACTCAACAATGGATAAGGTCACTTATTCATCAGACACCACAGCAGCAGTTCCTGGTGCTGCATTAAGTGTTGCTAGAGATACTCTTGCTGCAACAGGATCCTCAACAGCAGGATACTTTGGTGGTGGTGCTCCTGGTCCATTATCAACAATGGATAAGGTCACTTATGCATCAGACATCACAGCAGCAGTTCCTGGTGCATCATTAAGTGTTGCTCGTTATGGTCTTGCCGCATCAAGCGCCAGAGCAAACGCACTACCTCAACCACCAGCAGCAACACCCACACCAGCAACTGTATTCGCATCATCACCAAACACTGGATACTTTGGTGGTGGTTCTCCTGGTCCAGTATCAACAATGGATAAGGTCACTTATTCATCAGATACAACAGCACAAGTTCCTGGTGCATCATTAAGTGCTGCTCGTTATGGTGTTGCTGCAACAGGAAACTCAACCGCTGGATACTTTGGTGGTGGACTTGCTTTTCCTGCAATATATTCAACAATGGATAAGGTCACTTATTCATCAGACACAACAGCAGCAGTTCCTGGTGCCGCATTAAGTGTTGCTCGTGCTTATTTAGCAGCAACAGGTAACTCAATAGCAGGATATTATGGTGGTGGTCGTGTCTCACCAAATAATTATTCAATAATGGATAAGGTTACTTATTCGACTGATACCACAGCAGCAGTTCCTGGTGCCGCATTTAATCCTGCTCGTGGTGAATTTTCTGCAACAGGAAATTCAGATGCAGGATACTTTGGTGGTGGTACTTCTCCTGGTGGTACTTTATCAACAATGAATAAGTTGACATATTCAACGGATACTAATAGTGCTATTCCTAGTGCATCATTTAGCACTACTATTGGTGGAACTGGATCTACTGGAAATGCAACTGATGGATATTTTGGTGGTGGTGCTCCTGGTCCATTATCAACAATGAATAAGGTCACTTATTCTACTGATACAAGATCAACAGTTCCTGGTGCTGTATTAAGTGCTGTTCGATATTTTCTTGCTGCAACCGGGAACTCAAGTGCAGGATACTTTGGTGGTGGTAATCCTGGTCCAAGATCAACAATGGATAAGGTCACTTATGCATCTGATACTACTGCTGCAGTCCCTGGTGCTGCATTAAGTGTTGCTCGTAATACTCTTTCTGCATCAAGCGCAAGAGCAAATGCATTACCACAAACCTTTGAGACTCCATCATTCGCACCTACTCCGAACACTGGTTACTTTGGTGGTGGTAGTCCTGTGGCATCGACAATGGATAAGGTGACCTATGCATCAGATACAACAGCAGCAGTTCCTGGTGCCGCATTAAGTGTTGCTCGTAGATATGTTGCTGCAACAGGAAACTCAACAGCAGGATACTTTGGTGGTGGCGAACCTGGTCCAGTATCAACAATGGATAAGGTCACTTATTCATCAGATACCACAGCAGCAGTCCCTGGTGCCAGATTAAGTGTTGCTCGTAATGGTCTTGCTGCAACAGGATCCTCAACAGCAGGATACTTTGGTGGTGGCACTGTACCTCCTAGTTTTTATTCAACAATGGATAAGGTCACTTATTCATCAGATACCACAGCAGCAGTCCCTGGTGCCGCATTAAGTGCAGCACGACATGGTGTTGCTGCAACAGGAAACTCAACAGCAGGATACTTTGGTGGTGGTGCTTCCCCTAGTTTAGTATCAACAATGGATAAGGTTACTTATGCATCAGACACCACAGCAGCAGTTCCTGGTGCAAACTTAACTGTTGCTCGTTATCTTCTTGCTGCAACAGGAAACTCAACCGCAGGATACTTTGGTGGTGGTTCACCTACATCATCAATAATGGATAAGGTCACTTATGCATCAGACACCACCGCCGCAGTTCCAGGTGCCGCATTAAGTGTTGCACGTTTTGCTTTTGCCGCAACAGGTAACTCAACAGCAGGATACTTTGGTGGTGGTTTTAGTGGTAGCATAAGATCAACAATGGATAAGGTTACTTATGCATCAGATACCACAGCAGCAGTTCCTGGTGCAGCATTAAGTGTTGCTCGTAATGGTCTTGCAGCATCAAGTGCCAGAGCAAATGCACTTCCAGAAACAGCACCTGGACCATTTGTTGTATAATTAGTGGTATAATAATCAAAAAGACTATATGACTTTAATGATTGGTCTTCCCTGCATGGGAGGAATTGTGAGTGAAAAAACAACTCTTGGACTTTTCAATCTAGGGAAAGCACTAGTCCGTAACAATGTTCATCACGGACTCCTGACCCTGACAAACTCTTCTCTGATTACTCAGGCAAGATCTAAGGTTGCCAACTTTTTCATTAACAATACAGAACACGAGTATCTCTTTTTCCTGGATAGTGACATTGGATTTAATCCAGAAGATGTGCTAAAATTAATGGCACATCAAGTTCCAATTGTTTCTGGTGCCTATCCAATGAAGATCATCCCAGAACGATACTGTGTAGATATCGTTCAACCAGAAGAACGACACGGAGATCTAGTCAAGATCAATGGAAATGGAATGGGATTTGTTCTGATTCATCGACAGGTGTTTCTAGACATCGCAAAACAATATCCAAATCTTAAATACATTCCATCAGACTATCATTCTGATACTCCACATACTCCAGCAGAGATGAATAATTCTTATCATTACTTTGCGGAGCATCAGAGTCAGAATGGATTTATGTCAGAGGATAAGAGTTTTTTCCACAGAGCACAATCAGTCGGTTATAGTATCTGGTTAGACACAACAATCAAACTGAATCATACTGGTTATCACATTTATCAAGGATAGTATTATGGCAACTCAAATTACAGGTGGAACTGAAAAATGTTATATTCGATTGGCAGAACATTATCAGTTACCTGAAAATGTTTTTGTATCACACTTACCAGAAGAAATTAAAAAATCGAATCATCAATATAAAATTCTTTGGGCACATCATGCTTATGATCAACCAATATTTTTAAATTTTGATCATACAATTGTAGATCATATTGTATCTCCTTCTCAATGGAATAAGGATCAGTTTGTAAAATACTTAAATGTTCCTGAACACAAAATTACAGTAATTCCAGTTGGAATCTATGATATTTTTTCACATTCAATTCAAAAAACAAAAACAATGATCTTTACTTCAATTCCTTATAAGGGTCTTGAAGTATTATCAAAAGTGATCCCATTGATCCAACAATTTCATCCAGATACAAAGTTTAAGATTTTTTCTTCGATGTCTTTGTATGGAATTTCAAATGATCCTTTTATTGAACTTTATGAACATATTAAAACATTACCAAATGTAGAATACTCCCGCGCAGTTACTCAGGAAGAATTAGTAAAACATTATCAAGAGTCTGCATTTTTTATTCATCCGAATATTTGGGAAGAAACATTTTGCCAATCAATGTGTGAGGCAATGCGTTGTGGTGCTTATCCAATCATCACAAATATTGGAGCACTCGCAGAGGTTGCTGGAGAGAAGAATGCAACTGTGGTTCCAATTGAAGGTGAGAATACATCCAAAGGTTGGAAGGTCACTGAGAATTTCCTGGTTAACTTTGCTAATGCCTGTTGCCTGGCATTGGATTATTATGAAAAGGAACCGAAGTTCTATCAAGAAGTTTCTAAGATCATTTCGGATTATGTGACCGAAAAATATGACTGGAAAAAGATTGCAGAGCAATGGAAAAATCTGATTGATACGATACAAAATAAAAGTGTAGAGAAAAGACCAGTGTATTATTGTATGGTAAGCACTCATGATACAGAGCAATACACTAACTTGGCAATTGATTCTTTCTTCAAAAATACTGATTTAAATGAACATGATAAATTTTTCTTAATTGATAATGACAATCAATATCAACTTTCAAATTATCAAAATAAAATCACTGTAATTTCAAATAATACTCCAAAAACTTTTGCGGAGAATATGAACTTTATCATGAAACTTGCTGCTGTTGATCGAGTTGACTTTTTTGGTTTAAGTAATGATATAGTTTTTACTGAAGACTGGAATCAAAACTTCACTGCTAGAAACAAAATTTTAGTTCCATTGTGTAACCAAAAATTACCTGGAGAATATGGGAGTTTGAAAATTAAATCAGTGATGGATATTGAAGATTATGATAATAAAGAACAGGAGTTAAATACATTTTCTAAGTTGATCGATTCAAAAACATTAAATCTTAATAAAACAATTATTGGATTTTATTGTTTTTATATTCCTTGTGAAGTTCTATTAAAAGTTGGATTTCTAGATGAAAACTTTAAGAACGGTGCTGAAGATACGGACTATCGATTAAGAGCACAACAACTTGGATTTGATGTTGATATTAACTGCGAATCTTATCTACTTCATTTTTGTGGTAAATCAACTTGGAGAGGATCTGAATCAAAAGAAGTAACCTTAGAGCGAGAAAAAAATTATCGAAATTATTTTGAACAGAAGTGGGGAAAAGAAATTGCTAATCAAGTTCTTGCTCAAAGTTGCGTCTCTTGAAATTACCCTATATAATATGATAAAATGTCTATACATTTGACAGAAGTTATGACTAAAGAAAATTTTGCATTGACTTATACACCAATCAACGCACAAGAAGCAGTTCTGAATGATGATTACCTGGCACAGGCATCTCAGAATGTTTTTGCCTGGGAAGAAAGTGATAAGGAAATGGCACAGGGAAGAACCAACTTCCAAATTGAAAAGTTCATTGGTCTGAATACTCATAATATCTCTGTATCTTTCGAGCACATTCTAAAAGAACGTCGTATCATGGCATCGGGATACATGTTCAAACTCATCGAAATGAAAGAGAGAGTTCGTGAGTTTGAGTACAAGTGGAACGATAAGGATAAGACTCAACCCATCATGTGGGAAACTGGTGGTCCTGGTGGTGGTAAGAAACTCTGCTGGTATGATCTTGAAGAACTTGAACTAACTCATTATCTGAAAGGTAGTGAGATGGAAATTCGTGATCGTCTACACCAGATGCAGCACCTGGATAAGATGCTTGCAAAACTGGTCGAACAGAACGGTGGTACTCCTCCTACCAGAGAGCAGTTCCTGGAAGAGAACCAAGAGTATTGGGATACTCGTCTTGCAGAACAGGCACTGGACGATCTGATGGCAGCACAGACTGGTATCTCTGGTGCAAACCTACAGGCAATGCGTCGTGCATCTGCTCCTGCAATGGTTGATCCAAGAAACAATTTCAAGGAAGGTTATCTGCCAATGAATAAACTTCTTGATCATCAGGGAAGAATGGAGTTTATCAATGATCTTCAGGGTAAAGTGATGAGAGGTTATGAGAAGATCACTGGTGCTGATCTTGGTTATGGTGCCGCAATCAAACCTGCAGAAGAACAGAAAAAGATTTCTGGAACCTATACCGAAGAATGACCGAACAGATCATTATCGTTGATGACCTTTATGATATTGCACACCAGTATCATAAAGGTTTTTTTGAAAACCAGTGTGTGATTACTGATGAGACTGTAGGAAAAATCTCACAGATCATTGGGAATCCGATTGAAATTATATCAGCATCCAATCAAACTGGAAGTCTTCCTGGTGTAGTTGCACACCTTGAGTGTGATTGGATCGCTCTGATTTATTTGACTCTACCTCTTGAGTCATTTGGTGAGTTTGGAGTCAAGTTTTACTCTCACCTTGCAACGGGATTAGAAACATTTCCAACAAAGGAAGAGATGATTCAATATCAGATTGATGAGAGTCAACTGAGTCAAGTCTTCTCTTCTGATCTGAGTTTGTGGAAAGAGTACGGTAACATTCCTGCAAGGTATAATCGAATGGTTTTGTTCCGCGGAAATCGTTGGCATTCTTATGAGAGTAAACTAAATAACTCTATGCTTTATCAGAAGATAATAATAAGAAATGCCTGATACACGGGGGGTTTTTGGACTATTTGATGTTGTTGATAATTCATTAGCAGGAGATTATGTTCCGCTAACTGATATATGGGTTTCACCATCACCACTACAATCAGTAGCATCAAATACTGGATACTTTGGTGGTGGTTTTGCTCCTGGTGCTTATTCGACAGTAGATAAACTTAATTATTCTACTGATATTACTGCGGTAGTTCCTGGTGCTGCATTAAGTGCTGCTCGTTATCAACTTGCTGCAACAGGAAACTCAACAGCAGGATACTTTGGTGGTGGTTTTGCTCCTGGTGCTTATTCGACAGTAGATAAACTTAATTATTCTACTGATATTACTGCGGTAGTTCCTGGTGCATTCTTAAGTGTTGCTCGTCGTGCTCTCGCTGCAACAGGAAACTCAACGGCAGGATACTTTGGTGGTGGTCTATTTCCTGGTGTTCCTGGTACATATTCAACAATGGATAAGTTGACTTATTCAACTGATACTACAGCAGCAGTTCCTGGTGCCGCATTAAATGTTGCTCGTTTTGGTTTTGGTGCGACAGGATCCACAACAGCAGGATACTTTGGTGGTGGTTTTGAGGGATCTCCAAGATCGACAATGGATAAGGTTACATATGTTTATGACACATGTAGTCTCATTCCTGGTGCAAACTTAACTGTTGCTCGCTATTCTCTTGCCGCAACAGGTTCTTCAACAGCAGGATACTTTGGAGGTGGATTATCTCCTTCTAACGTATCTACGATGGATAAACTTACATATTCATCAGATACAACTGCTTTAGCACCAACTAGCGCAAATTTAAGCACTGTACGTAGTAGTCTTGCTGCAACAGGAAACTCAACAGCAGGATACTTTGGTGGAGGAAATTCACCTGGCGTAAGTTCGACGATGGATAAGTTGACTTTTGCAACAGAAAATACTTCAGCAGTTGCTACAGCAGCTTTAAGTATTCCTCGCAATACTCTTGCTGCACTGAGTTCAAGAGCAAATGCACTGCCGGGAGTAGTAAGTACTTTACCATCATCTGCATCATCAAAATTTATTGATGGAACTTTATCTCCACAAACAGGATATTTTGCAGGTGGTGCTTCCAGCGCCACAGTTGATAAATTAAACTATTCAACAGATTTAACTGCAGCAATTCCTAGTGCTTTTTTTGCGGTTGCAAGAGCTCAACAAGGTGCAACAGGTAACACAACAGCAGGATACTTTGGAGGTGGATTTGATTATAGTATATCAAATTTTGTTTCATCGGTACAGATAATAACTTATGCGGCAGATACAAATGCAGTAGCACCAACCACAGCATTTTTTAGTTCAATCAACTATGGTCTTTCCGCAACAGGAAACTCAACAGCAGGATACTTTGGTGGTGGTAGTCCTGGCACTAGAATGTCTAAATTAAGTTATAATTCAAATACTATGTCTGATCTTCCTGGAGCAGCATTAAGTATTAGTCGCAGTAAACTTGCCGCAACAGGAAACTCAACGGCAGGGTATTTTGGTGGTGGATTTAATAATATATCAAGAATGGATAAGGTCACTTATTCGACTGATACTACTGCAGCAGTTCCTGGTGCTTCATTAAGTGCGGCTCGAGCCGCTCTTGCTGCAACAGGTAACTCAACAGTAGGATACTTTGGTGGTGGTTATTATTTTACGGGATCTGCATTTAATTATCATTCAACAATGGATAAGGTCACTTATTCTACTGATACTACTGCAGCAGTTCCTGGTGCTGCATTAAGTGCTGTTCGTTATGGTCTTGCCGCAACAGGATCTTCAACAGCAGGATACTTTGGTGGTGGTGGTACTTCTGGTCCTGTAAGCTCAACAATGGATAAGGTCACTTATTCATCAGATACCACAGCAGCAGTTCCTGGTGCCGCATTAAGTGTTGCTCGTTATGATCTTGCCGCATCAAGTGCCAGAGCCAATGCATTGTTTCAACCACCAGCAACGACAGTAACACCTACAATTTTCAATGCATCTGTACCAAACACTGGATACTTTGGTGGGGGAGGTCCTAGTCCTTCAACATCATCATCAACAATGGATAAGGTTACTTATTCATCAGATACTACCGTAGCAGTTCCTGGTGCTTCATTAAGTGTGGCACGTCGAGGTTCTGCTGCAACTGGAAATTCAATATCAGGATACTTTGGTGGTGGTATTGTATCTCCTAATTTATATTCAACAATGGATAAAGTGACTTATGCATCAGATACAACAGCAGTAGTTCCTGGCGCTGCTTTAAGTGCTGCTCGTAAATACCTTGCCGCAACTGGATCTTCATCCGCAGGATACTTTGGTGGTGGTAATCCTGTGGCATCGACAATGGATAAATTGACTTATTCATCAGATACCACTGCTGCGCTGCCAGGTGCCTCATTAAGTGCTCGTAGTGGTCTTGCTGCAACAGGTAACTCAACATCAGGATACTTTGGTGGTGGTTTTCCTGGTCCATTAACAACAATGGAAAAGGTCACTTATTCGACCGATACTACATCAGCAGTTCCTGGTGCAGCATTAAGTATTGCTCGCTATTCTCTTGCCGCAACAGGTTCTTCAACAGCAGGATACTTTGGTGGTGGTGTTCCTGCATCATCGACAATGGATAAGGTGACTTATTCAACTGATACTAGATCAACAGTTCCTGGTGCCGCATTAAGTGCAACACGTTATTCTCTTTCTGCAACAGGATCTTCATCCGCTGGATACTTTGGTTGTGGTTTTAGTGGTGCCATAGTGGCAACAATGGATAAGGTTACTTATGCATCAGATACCACAGCAGCAGTTCCTGGTGCCGCATTAAGTGCTGCTCGCACTTATCTTGGAGCAGCGAGTGCCAGAGCAAATGCACTACCTCAACCGACTTTTCAGACAGGAACAATATTTTCAAATTTTGGATATTTTGGTGGTGGTATTGCTTCTTTCGTATATTCAACAATGGATAAGGTTACTTATGCATCAGATACAACAGCAGCAGTTCCTGGTGCAGCATTAAATGGTGCTCGTTATAATCATTGTGCAACCGGAAATTCAACAACAGCATATTTTTCTGGAGGTCCCCAGCCAGGGTCTAGTTCGGATTATTCTTTAATGGATAAAATTTATTATATAACAGATACAAAAACAATTATATCTGGATCCAGTATAACCAGAGATCGTAGAAATATTGCTGCAGTAAGTTCTCCAGCAGCAGGATACTTTGGTGGCGGTGGTTTTCCCGCTGCACCTGGACCATATTCAAATGCAAGTAAACTTACATATTCTACTGAAATTATTTCGCAAATTCCTTCCTTAAGTTCTCCTCGTTATGGTGCTAGTGCAACAGGAAACTCAACTGCAGGATACTTTGGTGGTGGAAATAACTTTACTCCACTTCCAGGTGCAAGAACAACAGTAGATAAGATCACTTATTCAAATGATTTTATATCAGCACTTCCCACTGCAGGATTTTTAAGTGTTGGTAGTAATGTTGCCGCAACAGGAAACTCAACAGCAGGTTACTTTGGTGGTGGTTTTGTTAATCCCAATGCATATTCAACAATGGATAAATTAACTTACTCCACTGATACAAGATCAACAATTCCTGGTGCCTCATTAAGTGCTGCTCGTGATAGTGTTGTTGCAACATCATCTTTAGTGGCAGGATACTTTGGTGGTGGTGGTTCAAGATCAACGATGGATAAGGTCACTTATTCCATTGATACAACAGCAGCAGTTCCTGGTGCATTTTTAAGTGTTGCTCGTAATAATTTTGCAGCATCAAGTGCAACTAGTAATGCATTACCAGGTAATTCACAAATATCATTTAACGTATAATTAGTGTTATAATATTCAAAAAACTATGAGACGTAATATTATTGTCATTGATGATTTCTATTCAAACCCTGATGAGATTCGACAGTTTGCTCTGAATGAATCATATCCAGAACCAACGGATGGGTACACTTATCCTGGAAAGAACTCAAGAGACGGTTACTACCCAGAATCACTACATCAAAAGTTTGAGTCAGTTCTGAATCGTAAACTGACTCCTGCACAACCAAACGGATATTTTCGTTTGTCATTAGAGACGGATACCTACCGTCAGGATGTTCATGTCGATCCTGTCTGGGAGTTTGGTGCCGTCTGTTATCTCAATCCACCAGAACAAGTCATTAATGAGGGTGGCACATCATTCTGGGTCCATAATAAAACTCATACAGAAACCTGTCCACGCACAGATGATGAAGCAAAGTATCATGGATACTCATCGGCAAAAGAAGCATGGTGGACAACAGTTTATGGTGAAGGTTTAGATCGTTCTAAATGGACTCGATACTTGCTTTCACCCATGAAGTATAATAGAATAGTCATATTCAAAACAAATCTGTGGCACTCTCATAATTATAACTTCGGAACCAATCTACAAAATGGTCGTCTAGTTCAATTATTTTTCTTTAATCCTACTGAATGGTGATATGAATAAAACTTATTATTTTATGGCAGGTCTTCCACGATCTGGCAGCACTCTATTGAAAAGTATTTTGAATCAGAATCCAGAACTTCATACAGAACCAGTGAGTCCTGTCATGGAACTGATGTATTGGAACGATCATTACTTTTCTGATAGTGAGCAGTATCTTGGGTATCCAAAACCAAAATCGGCACATCGGATTGTTTCCACGATCATTGAAGACTACTACTTTGATGTGGAGAAACCTATCATCATCGATCACTGTAGGGCATGGAGTAATAATATTGAACGCATCAAAACTTATATCACACCAGAACCAAAGATTATCTGTCCTGTTCGAAACATCACAGAGATTCTGACTTCCTTTATTACCATGATCCGACGCAATTCAGATCAGGTTTCTTTTATTGATCAGCACCTGATTGAAAAAGGATATCCAATCACGGATGACAATCGGTGTCACTATCTGATGAGTAAAGAAGGTATTGTGGAACAGGCACTCTGGGCACAATCACAGGCATTCATTCGTGGTGATCAAAAGCATCTGTTAATGGTTGAGTATGATGATTTGATTGAAAAACCCAATGAAACCATGAATCGAATCTATGAGTTTCTGGGAGTAGATTCTTATACTCATAACTTTGATCACATTGAGAATACACATCGTGAGATTGATGATCAGTGGTATCTCAAAGACATGCATCATGTTCGTGGTAAATTGGAAAAAGTGTCCTCAAAACCAGAAAGTATTTTGAGTGATGAGATTCTAAATAGGTATAGTAACTTGGAATACTGGAAGTATTCTAATCATAAGTATTATTAATAATGCCAAACACCAGAGGAGTATTTACATTAACATATATTAGAGAAGAAAAAATACCTTTTACTAATGGATGGATTTCATTATCTGATGTTTGGATATCTCCTTCTCCATTAGCACTGCCACTTGCAGGATACTTTGGTGGTGGTTTTCTTTCTCCTGCTCCAAGATCAACGATGGATAAGGTTACTTATGCATCTGATACAACAGCAGCAGTTCCTGGTGCAAACTTAAGTGTTGCTCGTAATAGTTTAGGAGCAACGGGATCTTCTACTGCTGGATATTTTGCGGGTGGAAATTCCTCCGGACCAATTCACTCAACAACTGATAAGGTCACTTATTCGACTGATACAAGATCAACAATTCCTGGTGCTTCATTAAGTTCTCCTCGTTATGGATCTGGAGCAACAGGAAACTCAACCGCAGGATACTTTGGTGGTGGATCTGAACCAGCATATGTGACAACAATGGATAAGATCACTTATTCAACTGATACTAGATCAACAGTTCCTGGTGCCGCATTAAGTGCTGCTCGTTATTATCTTGCTGCAACAGGATCTTCATCCGCTGGATACTTTGGTGGTGGTACTCAAAATGTAGTTCCTCAACCAATATATTCGATAATGGATAAGTTGACTTATTCATCTGATACAGCAGCAGCAGTTCCTGGTGCATTTTTAAGTGATGCTCGTTTTAGTCTTGCTGCAACGGGATCTTCAACCGCAGGATATTTTGGTGGTGGAACATCTTCTGGTGGTGCAAGATCAATAATCGATAAGGTTACTTATGCGTCTGATACCACAGCAGTAATTCCTGGCACATTTTTAAGTGCTGATCGTTATAATCTTGCCGCAACAGGAAATTCAACAGCAGGATACTTTGGTGGTGGAAATAGTTCTCCAGGATTTCCCATACCAGTAAGATCGACGATGGATAAGGTATCATATTCTACTGACACACGAACAACAGTTGCTGGTGCCTCATTAAGTGTTGCTCGGGTTAATCTTGCAGCATCAAGTGCATTTTTCTTTGCTCCATCAGACCCACCAACAAGATTTACTGATGCAACACCAGCACCAGACACTGGATACTTTGGTGGTGGATCTGGTGGTGGATTTCATACAACAATGGATAAGGTTACTTATGCGTCTGATACTACAGCAGCAGTTCCTGGTGCATCATTAAGTGCTGCACGTTATGGTTTGGCAGCAACAGGTAACTCAACAGCAGGATATTTTGGTGGTGGTTATTTTACAGACATAATGGATAAGGTTACTTATGCATCTGATACTACAGTAGCAGTTCCTGGTGCCGCATTAAGTGTTGGTCGTTCTTATCTTGCCGCAACAGGAAACTCAACAGCAGGATACTTTGGTGGTGGTTTAGGACTTACATTGATGGATAAGGTCACTTATTCAACCGACACAACAGCAGCAGTTCCTGGAGCATCCTTAAGTGTTGCTCGTTACTATCTTGCCGCAACAGGAAACTCAACATCAGGATACTTTGGTGGTGGTAATCCTGGTCCAAGATCAACAATGGATAAGGTCACTTATTCATCAGACACCACTGCAGCAGTTCCTGGTGCCGCATTAAGTGTTCCTGCTCGTTATGGTCTTGCCGCAACAGGAAACTCAACAGCAGGATACTTTGGTGGTGGTCAAACATTCTCAACAATGGATAAGGTCACTTATTCATCAGACACCACTGCAGCAGTTCCTGGTGCCGCATTAAGTGCAGCACGTGGTTATCTTGGTGCAACAGGTAATTCAACAGCAGGATACTTTGGTGGTGGTCCTGGATTCTTAGAAATGGATAAGGTCACTTATTCATCAGATACCACAGCAGCAGTTCCTGGTGCAAACTTAAGTTATCCCCGATTTGGTCTTGCTGCATCAAGCGCAAGAGCAAATGCACTACCACAACCACCAGCACTCACTGCAACACCAGGAACAGTTAATGTAACAGCACCAAACACTGGGTACTTTGGTGGTGGTTCTGCTCCTGGTGTAAGATCAACAATGGATAAGGTCACTTATTCAACTGATACAACAGTAGCAGCTCCTGGAGCAGCATTAAGTGCTGCTCGTTATCGTCTGGCAGCAACAGGAAACTCAACCGCAGGATACTTTGGTGGTGGTCAGGTTCCTGGTGTCGGAAATTATTCAACAATGGATAAGGTCACTTATTCATCAGACACCACAGCAGCAGTTCCATTGGCTAAACTATCTAGTGCTCGTGAAATATCAAGTGCAACAGGATCTTCAACAGCAGGATACTTTGGTGGTGGATATGGATTTCCCTCACAAATATCAACAATGGATAAGGTAACTTATTCATCTGATACCACAGCAGCACTTCCTACTGCTGGATTTTTGAGTGTAGGTCGCACTTACGGATCTGCAACAGGAAACTCAACCGCAGGATACTTTGGTGGTGGTTATGGTACTAGTACAGAACTAAGATCGACAATGGATAAGTTAACTTATTCTACTGATACTACAGCACAAGTTCCTGGTGCCTCATTAAGTGCAGCACGTTATCATCTGGCAGCAACAGGAAACTCAACCGCAGGTTACTTTGGTGGTGGCACTCCACCCAGTCCGGGATTGACTGGTGTTGATCGATCAACAATGGATAAGGTCACTTATGCGACTGATACTACAGCAGCAGTTCCTGGTGCATTTTTGAGCACCAATCGTTGTAAAGTTGCTGCAACAGGAAACTCAAATGCAGGATATTTTGGTGGTGGAGCGTCTTATGGTCTTCCTCTTTTTTCAAGAATAGATAAGGTCACTTATTCTAATGATACAACAGCAGCAGTTCCTAGTGCATCATTAAGTGTTGCTCGTAGTGATCTTGCTGCATCAAGTGCCAGAGCAAATGCATTGCCACAACCAACCTTTGAGACCCCATCATTCGCACCGACTCCGAACACTGGATACTTTGGTGGTGGTTTTAATCCTGGTGGTACAAGATCAACAATGGATAAAGTTACTTATTCAACAGATACAACAGCAACAGTTACTGGTGCTGCATTAAGTGCAGCACGTTATGGACTTGCTGCAACAGGATCCTTAACCGCAGGATACTTTGGTGGTGGTTTTCCTGGTCCCCAGTCAACAATGGATAAGGTTACTTATTCCACTGATACAACAGCAGCAGTTCCTGGTGCAGCATTAAGTGTTGGTCGTTTTAGTTTTGCTGCAACAGGATCTTCAACTGCAGGATACTTCGGTGGTGGAGTGGGATCAGCATTCCCTATACCCAATTACTCAACAATGGATAAGGTTACTTATGCATCTGACACCACAGCAGCAGTTCCTGGTGCCGCATTAAGTGCTGCTCGTCGTTATCTTGCCGCAACAGGAAACTCAACTGCTGGATACTTTGGTGGTGGTCTTCCTACATCATCATTAATGGATAAGGTCACTTATTCATCAGACACAACAGCAGCAGTTCCTGGTGCAGCATTAAGTGTTGCTCGTTCTCAACTTGCTGCAACAGGTAATCAATCTTCTGGATACTTTGGTGGTGGTTCTCCTGCACCATCGACAATGGATAAGGTCACTTATTCATCAGACACCACAGCAGCAGTTCCTGGTGCCGCATTAAGTGGAACACGTTATCGTCTGGCAGCATCAGGAAACTCAACTGCTGGTTATTTTGGTGGTGGTGGTCCTGGTACATTCTCAACAATGGATAAGGTCACTTATTCATCAGATACAACAGCAGCAGTTCCTGGTGCAGCATTAAGTGTTGCTCGTAGGTCTCTTGCAGCATCAAGCGCAAGAGCAAACGCATTGCCACAACCGACATACCCTGCATCATTTAACGTATAATTAGTGTTATAATATTCAAAAACTTATGATTGAAAATCCTTTATCTTATGTTTTGATCAAACCAAATGTGATCAATGAACATGGTGTTCAAGAAATAGTTCAACATATCAAGTCTTCAACAGCAACTGATCTAGCAGTCTTTGATCCACATAAGTCAAATGAGACTGGTGGTAAGGAATGGAGAGTCGATAAGACCATTCGTGACACACAACATATTGAGATGGGCCCGATTCAACCAAAGATCATTGAGTTGATGCACAATGTCGTCAAAGAAGTTGTCAATCCTTTTTATGGTGTAGAAATCTGCGAAAGTGAAGTTCCTCAGATTTTGTCCTATGGAATTGGAGGTCACTACTGCCCACATATTGATGGTGAATCTCTTTGGCAGACTCCTGATGGTGAACTGATTTGGAAGAAATCAACCGAACGAGATCTATCAATGGTCTTTTATCTGAACGATGACTTTGAAGGTGGCGATTTTATATTTCCAGATCTCAAGATTCGTGTGAGACCAGAACCAGGAATGATGGTTTGCTTCCCATCTAATCATCATTATAAGCATGGAGTCGAACCAGTCACAAAAGGAAAAAGATATTCGATTGTTTGCTGGGCAAAGGTCAAAGGGTTTCCTACAATGGATGATCAAAACAAGGAACTCTCTCAAAAGTATGGGATTGCCATAAATAATTAAAGATTTTTCAAATTACAATGCAATATATCAAACATTATTATGTTGATGATAACAATAATTCTTTTTGTTGTGAACTTTCAGAACCAAATTATAAGAGACATCCTTATAAAGAATATGCTGGACTGGACGTGAAAGTTTGGTTAAAAGATTCCGAAGGTGTAGATGTTTGTCTTTCTGAAGTTCCAGACTCAACTGCAGTAACGACGATTGTAAGTCCTTGTGGAAAAAATAGTGTTCAAGTTTTGACTGAAGAAGAATATAACTCAGTTGCAAATTTTTACTTGAAGTCTATATCACTTCTTTTAGAATCTGAAACAGCAAGAAGTTCTGGTGATGAAGAAACTGCATTGGAAAAACAGACCGCGGCCACAGAAAAACTTTCTGAAGCATCTGCTGCTCTTCATGCTCTTTAACTTGACACCTGATTCAAAATCCTTTATAATATTCAAGTCTTCACAATCCTTGTAACTTTGGGAATGAAGACCACTTCTCTGTGGTGGGAGAGGTGAGTTGGTGGTTCATAAGGAGGGTATTACCCTCCTTTTTTTCTATTATAAATTACTATAAATCTTTTGCTACTTATGAATTTTACTGTATACTCAAAAGAAAATTGCCCATATTGCTATAAAGTTAAACAAGTATTAGAATTGACAGGAAGTAACTTTGTAGTGTATAATTTAGGAGAACATTTTACCAAAGACGAATTTTACGCAGAATTTGGAGAAAGTTCCACATTTCCTCAAGTCATTTGTGATGATAAAAAACTAGGAGGATGTACTGATACAGTTAAGTTTTTGAAAGAGAAACAAATTGTCTGATAAAAACATAAATAACTCTGACCACAGAAATCGTGGTGTTGAACTCATTCTTAATGGAGGCAAACGAAAGCAAACTCAACCATTCCATATCATTTTTGAGAAGATAGTTTGCTTTCTGAATCGGGAAGTTACTATCTATTTTGAGTTTTCCTTTAAGGCAAGGAAAAGAAAAGTAATTTCCCGGAGAAAGAAAAATGTTAGCAGTTAGTTTAGTCTTTGGTTCCTTTCTAACCATACTGTTTCTTATAGTGGGACTTATAACTGGTTGGGTAGCAAGAGAATATATGATGAATTATCAAGATACACCTAAACTTCATCCAGAATTTTTTGATGACAAAGGAAATGTAATTGCAGATGAAGTTTTAGCAGTAAGTTTTAATCCTGATTATTTCCTTGATGAGGATTTAGATGAGGATGATGAAGATTAACTAAATATTGTAAATGATTTTAGATTCTGGATTTTTATGACTACGACAACACAAAAAAAAGCATCGACTAAAGCAAAAGTTATTTCTGTTAAAACAACAGACGACCAAATTAAAGAATTGCCAACCAATCCTTTTGCATTTGAAGTTCTTCAACTTGTTTCGAAACAAAGATCAAATGTAAAAAAAGTTGAAGTTCTAAAAAAATATGAACATCTTTCATTGAAAGCGATTTTTATTTGGAATTTTGATGAAAGTGTTATTTCAATTCTTCCACCTGGAGACGTTCCTTATGCAAGTGTTGGGGAACAAAATTCATTTAGCGGCACCATGAGTGAAAAAATTGGAGATGCTGTTACTAAAATGCAAGAGGTAGGAAGTAATTCTCTTGGATCACAAGATCAAGGATTTTCTTCAATTCGTAAAGAATATGATAAATTTTATAATTTTATTAAAGGTGGGAATGATAGTCTGAGTTCTCTTCGTAGAGAAACAATGTTTATTAATATTCTTCAAGGACTTCATCCTCTTGAAGCAGAAATCCTAATTTTATGTAAGGATAAAAAACTTGGAGAAAAATATAAACTCACAAAGGAAATTGTCTCTGAGGCATATCCTGATATTCACTGGGGAGGTCGTTCGTGAGTCAAGTTCATGATGTAATTGGAGTAAAGCAAAATACGGAAAATAATATGGACCATTGGACATCAGCAGAAAAAGAAACTTGTAAGTCACGTTATGGTTGTGATATTCTGATTGAAAATGGTTCATATACTGACGTTTGTACTAAAGAAGCTCCAAATGATGCTTATATCATAAAGTATTTTGTAGATGAAAAGATCTGTTTTGATCTTACAAGAGGAAGTAGAATTAAATTGTTTGATATGTACTGGGATAAGTTTCGTGGCAATCTGAAGAGTATTGACTTTGGATACGGACGAGTCAATCCAAAACTCTGGGGTTACAAATCCCCCGAAAAGAAAAAGCGAAAGTGATTTACAAAATGCTGGGAAAAAATCCCGGCAATTTTTTTGCCCCCTTAAGATTTGTAAAAGTGTAACATTTTATACACAGTAATATTGCTATATAATCTGAAAAGGTCTATAATGACCTTACGTTCATCTGGAAACAGACGGAAGTAAGCCGACGCGGAACGGGATGCCTATGTTTTTCTATACCTACTACTCATACGAACCTTATGGTCGTGGATATATTGGTTCTAGGGGTTCTTCTGTAGAACCTTCTATGGATTTTTATATGGGGAGTTATACGGATGAAACTTTCAGTCCAACTGAAAAAATTATCCTATCCATCCACGAGACTAGAGAAGATGCACACTTAGCAGAAATAAAACTCCATGAGTTCTTCTCTGTTGATGAGAATCAACACTTCGCTAATAAGGTGAAGTCAACAAAAGTTGGTCTATGCTCCTATGGTATGGTTCGTGTGAATAATGGAATAGAAGAAAAACTAGTCCATAAAAACCAAATACCTAATGGTTGGGTTAAAGGTAGACTGAGAGATTTATCTACTTATATCAACACTCCTGAAAAATATCTAAATGATAGAAGAAGGGGTGGTGGATATAAAGTTTTCTTGGAAGACGTAGATAAAAATCCTTCTATCTTAGATATACCTATTAGAGAACTTGGTGAAATGTATGGGACTAGTCATACTTCTATTCGTAGGTGGAAAAAGAGTAGGTCGTTCATTCGGTATTCGCAAATACCGAACGCAAACGCCGACTGAAGGAACGCTCTTTAACCTAAAAAACTAAGGAGAAACCTAATGTCTAAAGTCGTATATCGCGGCATTGAATATGATACTCAAAAGCGTCTTGAGTATCAACAACAGATGATGCAGCAACCCCAACAATACAACGAAACCTATCGTGGTGTTAAGTTTGTAAAGGAGGGGCATAAGTGATGAAGAAAATTAATGTACTTCAACTTATTAAAGATCAAAAGAAAAAAGAAGATCGTAAATACAAAGCACAACTTGCAATGGCAATGCGATGACATTAAGGAGGGTTGATCCCCTCCTTTTTTTATGCTAAAATCTTGAGAGAGAATGATATCTTATGGACAAAGACAAACTAAAACTGATTGTTCGTAATCTTGAACTCTTGGTTGATTCTCTTAAGGCAGAAATTTATTCTGATACATCTGCATATAAGTACACAGAACCAGAAGTAAGAAAACGACCAATTTTAGATTACGACGAAATTTTTGAGGACTCTGATTTAGATGACTAATAGAGCAAAAGAACTGGTAAAGTTGCTTGAGAAACTTACAAAACAAGAGCATCTTTACACTGCTGAAAAAATTATAGAAATGAAACAACAACTGCGAGCATTGAAAGAAGAACTCGCAGAACTGGAAGCAAAAACATCAAAAGGATTTGGAAAGAAATGAAACCTATTAAAGCAAAAGATCTTCTTGAACTTGATAAAAATCTTGAAGTAGTAGTTCTTCAATGCTATGCACTTCCAGAACAAGTCATTTATCAGGCAGGTAAATGTGATTATTCTGAAACTCCAATTCACAACCAAACTATTCCTAGTCCAAATGAATGTGGTGAATGGGTTGTAGAGCGTCTACTAAGCAATGAGAAAGGGCACTGGGGCCCCCTAGAACACCCTTCTATTACTTTTTCAGTGTCTGGGTATGTTCATAATGTTGCGATGCAGGCACGAACTCATAGAGTGGGTGTAACTTTCGATGTTCAATCTCAACGTTACACTGGTAAGCGAGTAATCAAAGTTGCAAGCGGTGAACTTAAACCAGAAGATGTATTTTTTGTGCGTCCTCCTGGATTTTATACTAATCGGTATGGTAAGAAGTATGATTGGACAGCAGAAGATTATCAAGACGAACTAAACTGGATTGTAGAAGGTTGCAAGCGTTATGCGACAAAATACGAAAAAGGAATGTGCGAAGAGCACATTAGGGACTATCTTGCACAAGCAATTCGTCAGAACTTTGTGGTTTCTTTTAACTTACGTTCTGTTCTTCATATTATGGATCTGCGAGCAAAAATGGATGCACAATTAGAGATTCAAGCATTGTGTGAGCAATTTGTCCCTCTTCTTCAAAAATGGTCACCAAATGTTTGGAAGTATTATGAAGAGAAAAGACTGCATCGTGCTCGTCTGAGTCCATAAATAAATGTGCCTTAACTTGGTGACACATTTAAGGCAGAATAAGGGGGCAGAAATGCCCCTTTCTATTATAAATACTTATGTCACCAAGTTAAGAGTAGTATGAAACATTTTTATGTGTATTATTCCTATGAGGAATATGGGAGGGGTTATATTGGAAAAAGAGAATGTGATTGTCTTCCAGAAAAAGATGTAAATTACTTTGGAAGTTTTCACGATAAGAACTTTAATCCATCTCAAAAGATTATTTTAGAAACTTTTGATAGTGTAGAAGAAGCACTTGAAGCAGAAATAATTCTTCACAATTTTTATGAAGTAGATAAAAATCCTCATTTTGCGAATAGAGCAAAACAGACTTCAACTAAATTCTACTATTGTTTGAATGGAAAAAATAACCCAATGTATGGTAAAATAGGAGAGAAACATCCTGCCTACGGATATAGACATAGTAAAGATGTTTTACAAATGTTTAGTGACCGCCAAAAAGGTGAAAAAAATCATATGTATGGTAAGTTTGGTAAAGATCATCCATCCTATGGATCAAAAAGGAGTGAAGAAACTAAAAGAAAATTGAGTGAGAGACAAATTGGTGAAAAAAATCATAGGTATGGTAAAAAATCTTGGAATAGTGGGAAAAGTGTTATGATGTGGATTACTGATGGCAATGAAAGTAGATATGTTTTTAAGGAAAATGAAATACCTCAAGGTTGGAGGAGAGGAAGAACCTTTACAAGAAATACCAATAAATAATTTTTTATATACAAGTTTTGAGAGTAAAAAAAATGCCAACATACCCAATCATTAATAAAAAAACTGGGGAACAAAAAGAAGTTGTTATGAGTATTCACGACTGGGATCAATGGTCAAAGGATAATGTTGACTGGATTAGGGACTGGAGTGATCCATCAACCGCACCAAGTGCCTGTGAAATTGGGGAATGGCGGGACAAACTGGTTGCAAGGAACCCCGGATGGAACGATGTGCTTGCGAAAGCCAGCAAGGCTCCGGGCTCAAGAGTAAAGAAAATTTAAACATCTGAATAAAATCTAATGGCAAGAAGAAAAAGAGGCAACGTTGATCAACCTATCGGAGTTGGTTTGACTGCAAAGCAGATGAAGAGGAGAAAACCTCTAAGTGCTGATTACTTAGTTGACATTGATCCCCTTACAGACAATCAAAAACGTTTGTTTGAGTCTTATAATGATGGTAAACATATTGTTGCCTATGGATGTGCTGGGACAGGTAAAACCTTTATCACACTCTATAATGCCCTTGCAGATGTTCTCGATGAAAGAACACCATACGAAAGAATTTATCTTGTTCGTTCACTTGTTGCAACCAGAGAGATTGGATTTCTGCCTGGAACTCACGATGATAAGGCAGATATTTACCAGATTCCTTATAAGAATATGGTGAAGTATATGTTCCAGATGCCTTCTGATGCTGACTTTGAGATGCTTTATGGTAACTTAAAGTCTCAAGAAACCATTAAGTTTTGGAGCACCTCATTCTTGCGTGGAACGACCCTTGATAACGCTATCATTATTGTGGATGAGTTCCAAAACCTAAACTTTCACGAATTGGATTCTATTATCACTCGTGTTGGTGAGAATACCAAGATTTGTTTCTGTGGTGATGCTTCTCAATCAGACTTACAGAAGACTAACGAACGAAATGGTATTGTTGATTTTATGACTGTCTTGCGTAAAATGCCATCTTTTGATATAATTGAATTTGGTGTAGAAGACATTGTTCGTTCTGGACTTGTTAAAGAGTACATTATTGCTAAATTGGATGCTGGTTTTTAATGTTCAAACATATTGATATTGAACTCCCTAAGTTGGAGCGTGAGACAATTGATGGTGTAAGATACTACTCAATTCCTGATGAAGAAGAACTTCTCCGACTGGTCTCCATTACTTCGGTGACCAGTCATTTTAATAAGGAGATCTTTGTTAATTGGCGTAAGAAAGTTGGAGATGAAGAAGCGGATCGTGTCACGAAAGCGGCAACGAGTCGTGGAACTGATATGCACACGCTTGTAGAGAACTATCTTTATAATCGTGACCTGCCCTCAGTTCAACCTCTTTCAGACTTTCTCTTTAAAATCTCAAAAACAGAACTCAATCGCATAAATAATATTTACGCCCTAGAAGGGTCCCTATATAGTAAGCAATTAGGTATTGCTGGGACAGTTGATTGTATCGCTGAATATGACGGCGAGTTAGCAATAATTGACTTTAAAACTTCTAAAAAACCAAAACCACGAGAGTGGATCGAACACTACTTTGTTCAATGTATGGCTTACGGATGTATGCTATACGAACTGACTGGTATTTCAGTCAAAAAACTTGTAATCATTATGGCTTGTGAAAATGGAGAATGCGTCGTTTATGAAGAAAGAAACAAATCAAAGTACATCAAACTTCTCACAGAATACATTAGAAAGTTTGTTAGAGATAAACTGGAACTCTATGGAACCAAATAAAGAACTGGAACAGGCAATCGAAAATAAGTTTTTAACTCCTTCTAAGTTTGCTCTTGAGATTGAAAAGATTGTTGCAGAAGAAAACTTCAACTATATTGACGCAATCGTTCACTATTGTGAAATCAATAGTCTTGAAGTAGAATCAGTAACAAAACTCATTTCAAAACCTCTGAAAGAGCGACTCAAATGGGATGCAACCCGTTTGAACTTTATGAAGCGAACTTCGAAAGCAAAACTGCCTCTATGACCGTGACACCCTTTGAAACTTATCAACATTATCTGTCACTCAAAAATCATTTTACAAATCCAAAATACGACTTCTTTAAGTACGGTGCGAAGACTCGTGCGAGTATAACGTCCTTTAATCGACGCAAAGATAAGTATTTCTTCGAACGCACGAGTCGCAAATTTTCGGACAAGGAAATTGTAGATTTTCTAGTATCAAACTTTGTAGCATCAGACACGCCTGGTAATCTCTGGATCGGTGAGATCATCAATTCGGGTGAGAGAACTTATGCTGACTGGATGAGACGCCAGCAAAGTTTGTCTTATATCTTCAAGCAAGAATCGGAAGATATGTTGTCTGAAAGCAACTTAAAGCAGGTTCTTGATGCTTCAAAGCAACATCCAGTCATTCTAAAAAAGTTCCTGAGCGGGAAGATTAGTATAGAAACCTTTACTATATGGGATAGAATATTCCTGTTCGGGAAGACCTTTGATAAGCAACTCCTGGACCCAGTGTGGGAAACCGTCAGTTTGAAAATTTCAAAGTATAAACCATTTCTAAATATTGACGTGTTCAATTACAAGAAAATTTTAAGGGACATTATAGATGAGTAGCTTTTTCGATTCTGATATTATTCAGGAAGAACTGAAAGAAATTAACAAGTTACAAGAAGAAATCTACGGAAGTATTTTAACTTTCGGTGGAATGTCCCGTGAGACCAAATTGGAGCACATTGAGAAACTTGAGCTCTTGCTAGAAAAGCAGAGAGTGATGTATACTAGGTTGTCCCTTTCAGACGACCCTCAAGCGGTTGAAATGAAAGAGAACCTACGCAAGTCAGTTGCCTTGATGGGTTTCCCACCAGAGACTGATATGCAAGTTTTATTCAGTAGTATGAACAAGACCATTGAATCACTCAAGCAATATATTGACAGGTGATTCAATCTTCGCTATACTATCTAAGTAAATCCCCCGAATCCAAACTATCCGAGGTAATCCAAATGTCGTTTTCCGACCTTAAAAAACAGTCCAAGCTGGGCAATCTTACTGCCAAATTGGTCAAAGAAGTAGAAAAAATGAATACTAGTAGCGGTTCTAGTGATGAACGCTTCTGGAAATTAGAATGCGACAAAGCAAATAATGGTTATGCCGTGATCCGTTTCCTCCCTGCTCCTAACGGTGAAGACCTGCCGTTCGTGAAACTCTACAGTCACGCATTTCAGGGTTCTGGTGGTTGGTATATTGAAAACAGTCTCACCACTTTGAATCAGAAGGATCCTGTGTCCGAACTGAACTCCGAACTGTGGAACAACGGCACTGATGCTGGTAAAGAACTGGCACGTAAGCAAAAGCGTAAACTGACTTATATCTCCAACATCTACGTGGTGAAGGACCCTGCGAACCCCGCCAACGAAGGTAAGGTCTTCCTGTTCAAGTATGGTAAGAAGATCTTTGATAAACTTACCGCTGCAATGCAACCTGAGTTTGAAGATGAGGAAGCAATTGATCCATTTGACTTCTGGCAAGGTGCCAACTTCAAACTGAAGGCAAAGAACGTTGCTGGTTATCGTAACTATGACTCCTCTGAGTTTGCTGCATCTGCCCCTCTTCTGGACGACGATGACGCAATGGAAGCAATCTGGAAAAAGCAGTATTCGCTTGCTGAACTCGTTGCTGCCGATCAGTTCAAGTCTTATGATGATTTGAAGAAGCGTCTGGACTATGTGCTTGGCACCAAAGGCACTCCTCGCTATCAGGACCCTGAAGAGTTTGATGAGGATAATACTCGTGGTCCTGTGAAAGACCTTGATGAAGATCTTCGCAGTGAACTCAACAATCTTCAACCTACTCGCCGTGCTGCGGCACCTGTGGAGGATGACGATGATGATGCGTTGTCGTATTTCGCCCGTCTTGCCGAAGATTGAAAACAGATTACTACATTGACCGTGTAAGTAAATCCGAAGCCGCAGAGTTACTTCTGCGGTTTCATTATCTTAAGGACTTTTCCAAATCCTTTAAGTCAGGTTACAACTACGGTCTTTATAAGGGCAATGACTTTTGCCCGTTGAATATTGGTGGTATTCAGGGAGTCTGTATCTTTACTGGACTTCCTGTACCTGAAATTGCAAAAGGAGCATTTGGATTAGAACGGAATGAACAAGAAGGACTCTTTGAACTTTCCCGTCTTTGCATACACCCCGAAACACAAGGAACCGAGCATAATATCACTTCTTGGTTTGTTTCAAGATCGATTAGACAGTTACGGAAGGATACTGAAGTTAAAGCAATCATCTCTTACGCTGATAGTGATTTCCACAATGGTACAATCTATCGCGCTTGTAATTTTAAATATTGCGGACTTTCAGATCCAAAGAAAGATTTCTATTATGCAGACGGAACTAAACACTCTAGAGGCAAAGTTAAAGGTGCTGCAGGAGAATGGAAAGAACGCTCCCGCAAACACCGATATGTGATGGTTTTTGATAAGAAATTAAAATTATTGTGGACTTGACGCTCTTGTGTTCTCAGTTCTAATTACTTTATCATTAACATACTGAGATGATTGATCATAAGTCATCTCCTTTCTTACATCATTTAAAACTTGTTGCAAATAAACTGGTTTGAGAACATAAATGGTTCTTTTGTCATTGTTTTTTAGAACTTCATACTCATAGTTTGAAATACCAACAACTGGATTTAAAGATGCAGTTGGATCTCCTGGTTTTGGAATTGTAAAGTCAACATCAACAACTTTACCTGCTGGAAGAATTAAACGATCTTCAGAATCTTTGACTTCCGTTGTTTCATAATGATGAATTGAATTTAAATCTGCACCATAAATTGACTCTGCATAATCATAAACTTGTGCATCAGACAGCGGCCATTGATCTCTAACTCTAGTAATTCCTGCAGTAATTAAAATAACCCAATCATATTGCGAACTACCATAAAGTTCTTCCGCAATAGTATCTGGTCGAGCACCATCAATGATTTGATATTTGTCAAAAACTGTAAAAACATTTTGTAAGTCATCACGAAGTTTGACTCTACGGAATAAGTTTTTTACAGTTAAATACTCATCAACAGAAGTCTTATCTGATAAGAATGATTGATATTCTAAGTTTGGTAGTGTTCTAAAATAAGACATTAGTAACCAACTCCAATATCGGTTTCTTTGTAATCTTCATTGTAAATTGGAGACAGTTCTTGGAATTGTAACGTCATTTGCATATGAACAGGAGTTGCATCAGCATATGTTGCATATTGTGAAGAACCATTATAATTAATACTTATTTGTGTTAAAGCACATGGTTTAAAACGATGTAAGAATGGATGCTGCTTTCCACCACTCATATATTCTAACTTAAATACATTTGGTGCTTTAACAAATAAACCACCACCATTTTGGTCTGGTGTCCCTTTTCGAGGAGTCATATTCTTTTTGAATATTCTAATAATATTTTTAATCATTTCAGACTCTTTTTGAGATCTTGGGACCATATCAAAAGAAAATTGATATGCTGGGCGAAGAGTTACACCATTAAATAGTAGTTCAACGTTTTGATTAAAAATTTGTCCAGTTGCTCTGGAAATAATTGAATTAATATCTCCTTGACCTAATGCTGCCGCCATTGCTGCACCTGCTGCACCTGCTGCAGTTGCTTTTTGACCTTCTCCAGATTTTATGGCTTCAGTAATATTTCCAAATGCTTTTGTAATTGATTCCCCAACCGATCCTACAAGATTGGAACTTAATATAGCACTATTTCCACCTGCAGCAAGAGTTGCTTGAACTGGATTCATAGTTCCAGATGTCCAATCTGCAGCATTATTGTCTTGAATATTTGCTGGCATTGGAAGTATAATTGTTGCCAGAGAATTTTTGATATTTCCAGATTGATTTAATGCTTCTTCTGTTGTTCTTAATGCAAAACCACCCGTTAAATTAAGACCAGGTGCTTTATATTCAATCACCTGAATCTTAAAATAGTCGTCTTGATTTCCAATATTTTTAATCGGATATCGGAAGTAATCTGCCATTTATTTTTTCTAACTATTTATTGTTAGTTTTGAATTATTTTTCCGTAGGGAATTCTTAGTAAAATTGAAAATTCATCTCTGCTCAATTCATATAATCCGCTAACTAATCGATCTCCATCTTGAGTATTGTATTGTCTATATTTTCCAAGATGAAAATTAAAACCTCTAAATCCTTTTGGTAATAAACTATCAACAATAATTAATGGGTATCGATCATAAAGAATTCTTGGAGTTTTAGCATAATAAACATAAGTATAATATCTTCCAGGAGCAGGTGGAAGAGGTGTTTCACTTCCACTAAGTCTGGATAATATTTCATTCATGAGCTCATCGGGGGTTTCTACTCCTAATAAAGATTCTTTTAACTCAGTAAGACTTTTTGATTTACTTTTACTATAAGTGGGACCTTTAACTCTTCTAGGAAGTTTTGGATTTGCTTCAATATAATCAATATCAACTTTAATAATATTAATCAGTTGTTGCTTAGTTAATCTTTCATATCCTGCAAGTTTTCCCTTTCCACTTGCTGTCTGATAATAAGGATTATATTCTTTAGCAATTTCTACTAATTCTTTTTGGTTATATTGATCTAATGGTTTTTCGTATCCTGTGAGTGCCATTACTTGATACCTAGTTCGTGTTCTGTGATGATTTTGAACTCATATCCACGATCAGCACACCATTCTTTTGCTGCTTCCCACTTTGATTGATTTTTAGCATACTCATAAACCTCACTGATATATCTCTTCGTTTGTCTTTGAGGTTTGATAGGAGGAACCGTTTGCTTTGATGGTTTAATCTCAATCATATATTTTTTGATTGACCCATTCGATTCTTTGACTTTAATAAGAAAATCTGGAAAGTAACGATGTATCTTCCCGTCCACTGGAGAACGGTAGGGAATCGCTTTTTCTTCAGATTGCCATTCAATTATATTTTCATTTAGATCGCAATAAGTGCAAAATTTTCTTTCCCATAAAGAACGATATATGATATTTGTAACATCTCCACGATACTTATCTGGAAATGATGGTTTATATTTTCCTTTGTATGACATCTAAATACTTATACTATAAGACTCATATAAGGTATTTAGAGTGGCAGTTAGACCCCGTAGAATATCGGATATAAAACCATTATTCACTAACCTTGCTCAAACTTCTCATTATGAAGTAAAGTTTGGTGGTCTTCCTCCACAATTATTATCTTATCTAAGTAGAAAAGGAATTGATCGTCGATTCATTGCAGAAGATGTTGGACTTTTATGTAATAATGCTGCTCTTCCAACAACACAACTTTCAGTAGCAGAAGTTTCTGGAAACTATATTGGAATCACAGAAAATTTTGCTCATCGTAGAGTCTATCAAGATATTAGTCTAGAATTTTATGTCGATAAAAATTATAAAACCTTGAAGTTTCTTGAACATTGGATGGAATTCATCGCAAGTGGATCTACTAATCCAATTGATAGTCAATTAAATCCAATCAATAATAATGTTGATCAAGGATATTTTACTAGAATGCAGTATCCGGAATATTACAAATCAAATCGCACTCGTATTATTAAATTTGATCGTGATTATAAGAGAGAATTGGAATATACTTTTATCGGTTTGTATCCTTATAATATTGCATCAATTCCAGTTTCATACTCACAATCAAACGTGATGTCTATGCAAGCAACATTTAAAATTGAGCGTTATGTAGTTGGTAAATCTTATAGTAAAGATATTTTTGAGAATATTGATAATAATAACGAAGTCGGGCAACCTCCACAACAACCACAAAGAGATCCAAAACCAAGATTAGTTCCAAGATCTCCTGGATCTATTCCTTCAAATGGTGTAGAATTGTTACCTGCTGGTCAAACTTTATATGAGTCTCTTTACGGGACGGATCTGCAAAAGTATAGATAAATAATTTTATCTGATTTGTAGGTGAATATGCCATTACCCACTGTTGTAACTCCGTCTTATAGTTTAGAAATTCCATCTCTTAAAAAAGAAATCAAATATCGCCCTTTTCTTGTAAAAGAAGAAAAGATCTTGATTATTGCAATGGAGAGTGAAGACTCAAAACAAATTGCTGAT